CCTGGCGCTCCATGCGCTCGATCTGGGCCGTGTAATCCTGGATGTCAGCCTCCATCTTGTCATAAGTCGCGGCATCTTCCGCGGACATGAGGCCGTTCTCATCCTGATGTGTGTTCAGGAAATCTTTGGCGTTCTCCCAAAGGTTCGCCCTTTTGGCGAACAGTTCTTTGATAGTCATAAATACCTCCTATGGGGCCCTATGGGGCTTTTCGTCAGTGTTTGAGCAGTTCCAGCCGCTTCATCAGCTGGTCTGCAGGTACAGTGTTCTCCGGCTCCTCCGGCTTCGGATGGGCCTGGATGAATTTATTGATGAATGCGCTGTTGACCACCTTCATCGAGAAGGCCGAAGCGGCTGCTCCGTCCTCTTCCAATTGCGCCGGCGCAAATAAGATCTCGTCGCAGAATTTGAGCTCCAGGGCTTTTTTGGCATTCATCCATGTGGTGTTGTCCATCATCTTGGAGATCTTGTCCCTGGGCATCAGGGTCTTTGTCTCATACGCATTTACGATGGATTCTTTTACTTCCTGAAGCATTGCGATGGCTTCCTTGAAGTCTGCTGCGTCTCCCATAGCGATCGCGCTGGGGTTGTGGATCATCATCATGGCCACCGGGCTCATGCAGACCTTTGTGCCTGCCATGGCGATGACCGATGCCGCGGATGCCGCGATACCGTCGATCTTGACGGTGATATCGTGCGGGTAGTCCATGAGCATGGTGTAGATCTGGGCCGCCGCGAATACATCCCCTCCGGGGGAATTGATCCACAGCGTGATCGGACCTTCTTCTGCGTAGAGCTCTTCCCGGAACGCCCGGGGAGTCACCTCGTCGCCCCACCAGGTGTCGTTGCTGATCGGGCCGTCCATCATCAGCGTCCGCTCAGATCCAAATTCGTCCTTCTGCTCATTCCGTACCCAGTTCCAGAATTTGTCCACGAAATGGATCACCTCCTTGTTAGGCCGGTACCAGTGTCAGAGGAGGATTCCTCCTCTTTCTGGCCGGCATTGTTTGCATAAATACCCGCGTCCTTCAATTTGCACATATTGCCATTGATCAGATACAGGTTTCCTCCCTCTTCATCAGGGATGGGGTTCAGGTCTTCCAATTCCCTGATATCATTGGCACTCATCCAGCCGTTCTGCCGGGCGATGGAATACCCGTTCATCCTTGACTGGTAATCGCCTCTGAGCAGTCCGGATACATTCAGCTTGACGAAATAGCGGCCTTTTTCTCCCGGAAGGAGCAGCGCCTTGTTGAGCGTCTGTTCCCAGCGGACGACCCATGGGCTCAGCGTGTATACGACGAACTCCAGTGATTGCTGTTCGATGTTCGAAAAGCTCGATTTCTCCAAGTCTCCGATCATGTGCGGAGGAACGCGGAATATCCTGGCTATCTCGTCCAGCTGATATTTCCGCGTCTGGATGAACTGGGCTTCCGAAGGATTGATGGAAATCGGCTCGTATTTTACGCCTTCTTCCAGGACCGCCACCTTTCCGGCATTGTTGCTGCCGCCATAGGCAGCCATCCACGCGTCTCGGAGCTTCCCGGGATCTTTGAGCGTGCCTGGGTGCTGGAGCACTCCGGAAGGACGGGCGCCATTGTTGAAGAATTTGCTCCCAAATTCCTCGGCCGCCATGCCCATTCCAATGGCGTCCCTGGCCATGGCAATGGGAGAATACCCTATGATCCCGTCGTATCCCAGGCCCGGGATGTGAAGGACCTGGTCCTCCCGGAGAAACCATGTCTCCGCCGTCCGGCTGACACCCTCATCTCCGTAGGTCGTGTACATATAGACCAGCTGGCCGTTCTCGGCCCGGCCGACCTGCATGCGGTCCGGCAGGAGAGGATAGAGCGCGACCACTTCTCCGCGGCCGTTCCGGATGATCTGCGCATAAGCGTTGCCGTATGTGCACAGGTGGGACATCAGGGTCTCCCGGAAGACAAAAGATGTCATCTCCGGATTGGGCTCATCGTGCAGGATCATATGCAGAGGGTGATTTATCGCCCTCCTTTTCCCACCGTCCGGCTGATACTCAAAGACGTTCAGCGGGAGCTGCGCGATTGATTCCGACAGCACGCGGATACAGGCATATACCGCCGTCTGCTGCATGGCCGTGAACTCATTCACCAGCTTTCCGCTGGCGGACGTCCCGAACAGATAGCTCCTGTCGTTCCTGATGTAGAGGTCCGTTACCTCTTCCTTTGTCGGCTCCCTGGGGTGTAAGAGCCGCGTCAAAAATTTAAAGTCCATATTGGATTCCTCCTAAAAAACGATCAGGTCGCGCGTGTCGTAGACGGATTCCCCTTTGGATCCGCCCCTCTTGATTGCCCGGTCCAGTGCCATGACCATCGCCACGGCACCGTCTATCTTCTCCGTAGACTTTTGTTTGTCCATCTTGATGTTGTCCGCCGGGTCCTTCCGGACGTAGACGTTATCCATCATCCATCTCAGGACACGGTTCCCGCCGTGGGCGATCCGGCCTTCCAGAATCAGGCGCATGAGCTCTTTGGTCGGCGGGGACATATCCCGGAAGCCCTGTCCGAAGGGGACTACCGTGAATCCCATCTCCTCCAGGTCCTGCGACATCTGGGTCGCTCCCCATCTGTCGTATGCGATCTCCGCGATATTGTAGATCTTCCCCAGGTCCTCGATCTTCTTTTCGATGTGCCTGTAGTGGATGACATTGCCTTCCGTCACTTCCACCAGGCCCATCTGCACCCAGGTGTCATACGGCACATGGTCGCGTTTTACCCGCAGGTCCACCGTCTCTTCCGGGATCCAGAAGAACGGGAGTACCAAATACTGCCCTTCGTTCGGATCGTCCGGAGGGAAGACCAGGACCAGGGCTGTAATATCCGATGTGCTCGAGAGGTCGAGCCCTGCGTAGCATTTGCGCCCCAGCAGGCTCTCCTTCATCAGCTGCATCTCATCTACTTTCCCGTCGCATTTGTCCCATTTCTCCATGGGCATCCAGCGGACGGCCTGCTTGACCCACTGGTTCAGGCGCAGCTGGCGGAAGGAATTCTCCTCGGCCGGGTTCTGCTTCGCGCTTTCGCAGGCGTTCCGGACGGTCTCTTCCCGGACTGTGATGCCAAGGGAAGGGTTCGCTTTATACCAGACCTTCGGATCGGTCCAGTCATCATCCCGGTCAGCTCCATAGATGACCGGGTAGAATGTAGAGTCATGTTTACGGCCTTCCAGGATGTCGACCGCTTTCTGGTGCTGTTCCCAGCAGATGCTCTCCTGGTTATCTCCTGCTGTCGTGATCAGGAAGAACAGCGGCTGTGTCCTGGCGTCGCCGGAGCCCTTGGTCATGACATCGAACAGCTTCCGGTTCGGCTGCGTGTGCAGCTCGTCGAAAACTACCCCGGAGATGTTCAATCCGTGCTTTGTGGCCACTTCCGCGGACAGGACCTGATAGAAGCTGTTGGTCGGTTGGAACAGGATCCTGTTCGCGGACTCGATGATCTTGCAGCGCTTCATCAGGGCCGGGCAGAGCTTGATCATGTCCACAGCCACATTGAAGACGATCTTGGCCTGCAGGCGGTCAGCTGCACATCCGTAGACCTCGGCCCGCTGCTCACCGTCCGCGCATAGCAAAAAGAGCGCGACCGCTGCCGCGAGCTCACTCTTTCCCTGTTTCTTCGGGATCTCGATATACGCCGTGTTGAATTGGCGGTATCCGTCCGGCTTCAGGGTCCCGAAGATGTCCCGGATGATCCTTTCCTGCCACTCCAGGAGTTCGAACGGCTTGTTGTACCACAGCCCCTTGGTGTGCCGGAGCGACCTGATAAAGGATACGGCAAAATCAGCGGTCGCCTTGTCGTAATGTGAAGTTTCCAGCATGAATCTTGTCGGGCTGTAATCCATAAAACTCCATCAAAAAAGCACCCCCTCCGAGGTGCTTATAAACTCTTCTGCTTGAACAGGTTCTCCATCATGTCTGTATGCGGATTCCCCGCGGAGTAATCTGTCGCGCAGTTTTCTTTCACGATCTGGTAGATCTCAGCCCAGTCCCTGGCCATGGCTGATTTGTATTTTTCGGCCATCGATACGAACGGGCTTGCGATCGGTTCCGCTGTTGTCGGGTGCTTTGCCGTCAGGCCATATTCGCTGATCACATCTTCGCATTGGATCCACCTGGCAGCGCTCATGGCGTACCGTTCGATGGAGTCCGGATTCACCAGCTGGTCCACGCCTTTCTCATTGAGCCAGCGCCATGTGGCAGCGTAGATCTTCTTGGCCATGAAGCTCTTCCCGTTGGCCTGTTTCCGTCCGAGGAAGGCTTTCGGTTTCGGCATGTCCCGCCCCGGAGGCAGTTCTCCAGGCTCCGGGGGCGTCAGTACTTTTATGTTTCTATGGCCTGTATTTCCCTCGGCAATTCTATCTGCCAGGGCCTTCTTTTTGGCACCGGATCCGGCCCTCCGGCCGCCTCTCATTGTGCCGTCTTTAGCCATTTTTCAGCTCCTTACCCAGCTGGGCCCTATTTTGGGCGTTTGAAACTGCGAAAATTCGCACGCGAGTCCCCCGCCGTTCCCTTAGCTGTCTGAATTTTGAGATTTTAGTATCCCCTCCCCCTCCCCTGCCTGTCAATTATCAAAAAAATCTGATAATTAACAGGCGGTTCAGAGGTTCAGGAGTAACGAGTAAGAGAAAGATTCCGCGATGTCAGCGGTCGTGCCACATGTCTCCGCGCTCTGCATGCAGACGGGAGTGGCAGCTCTTGCACAGAGCCTGCAGGTTCCCTGCTGCATGCGTGCCGCCTTCGGCAAGCGGGAGACGATGATGCACGTGTTCGGTCCGGGGAGGGACCATTGTAGGAGGACAGCCAGCGTCTAACCATTTCTGATAGCAGACCTCACAGAACGGATGCGCTGCAATGTAGGCGGCGCGGATCTCCGGCCATGAGCCTTTGTACCTGCGCCTGCTGCCGGGCTCCCTCTTGTATTTCTCATACCTGGCATTCATGATCCTGGTATGTTCCGGACAATACTTCTTG